TATCAATTCCCATTTTTTCAGCAAGTTTTGGAATTGTAAAATTGTTTCTTGCAATTTCAGCTTTAAGATCACTTGTATTCACTTTCTATCACCTCGTTTCCTTTAGGACACTTAAATTATATACTGCTTTCAGTCCTTTGTCAACCACTTTAGGAAACTTTTTTATATTTTTTCGGTTTAGTAGTTGCTTTTTTGAAACTTTGTGTTAAAATATAGTTACAGACCTCTTATAAGGAGAGACAAAAATGGATATAGGAAAAATGATTAACCAAAGAAGAACTGAATTAAAACTAACTCTTGAACAGGTAGGGCAAGCAGTTGGTGTCGGCAAGAGTACCGTCAAAAAATGGGAAGACGGTTATATATCTAATATGAGAAGAGATAAAATAGCTTTATTAGCCAAAGTCTTAAAAATGAACCCTGTTTCTTTTATTACTGGTGAATTTAAAGAAGAAGAAGACCAAGCAATCCCACTTCCACAAACAAATGTATTTATGCGACCGGTATATGACAGCATTTCGGCAGGGTTCGGAGTGATAGCTCAGGATGTGCCTGTTGACTATATGCCTACATACATCACTTGCCCCTCAGAACAGGATAAATATATATGGATAAATGTTCACGGCGATTCTATGAGCCCTCTGATTGATGACGGCAGTAAAATTCTTATTAAAAAGCAAACTTCCGTTGACAGCGGTCAGATTGCCGCAGTCCTCGTTGACGATGAAGAGGCTGTTGTTAAAAAGGTCCTTTACAACGATAACACCGTTGAGTTGCATTCAGTCAACCCCTACTATCCCCCACGAGTGTTCAAAAATAACGACGTCACCCGTGTTCAAATCCTCGGTCTTGTAAAAGAAGTAAGTAAGGCTCTGCAGTGAGCCCCATACACCGACAGCCACGATCTGCCGATTAAATAGAATAAATAAAAAGAGACCGCTCACAGCTGGCACTATGAGCGGTCACAAAAAGGTATGCGAGAAGTCTACACTCCTCTTAATTATTCTACATTTTATGACATTTCTTGTCAATATAAATATATAATTTTAAGAGGTTTTGATATGAACAAATTAGAAAAATATATAAACATTCCCGAAATTAAGGCTGATACAAATTACTGGATGCTAAGAACTAAAAAAGGTGCATTTTTCGATGAATTTGTAAAAGACAGTTACATAGCCATAGGCTGGAATATAGTCTTGCAAGAACATTTAAAAGACAATTCTAAATTTCCCGATTTAAAAGAAGAATTAAAATCCAAATATCCCGAAAAGAACCCCACTACATCTCTGAATAAATGCCGCAGGTTTGTCTGCGAATTAAAGAACGATGATATTATTGTAATAGTAGGTAATTACTCCGTGGCTTTTGCTAAGATAGGTGAATATTACGAAAATAAAAACGAGGAATTCACATCAACTAAAGAACTTGAAGTCCATACGCAAATTGAAGAAAATTTTCACAAAACATCACTGGTTTTATGCCCTTACATAAAAAGAAGAAAAATAGAAATAATTGATGTAGTTGATTTGCACAGTATCAATCCATACCTCGCAAAAGCTATTTTCGGAAATCACCACAGTCTTAGCTCTTTAAACGAATATGCAGAACTCATTTTAAATGCTTGTTATGGGGGTTACATATTTAAGAATACATTGTCTTTAACATTCAAAATTGAAAACAAGGAAGGCATTGACGCAGTAAGTTTCAATCGATTCTCAACCTTTGTGACTGAAATGTTGTATAACGAAACGGCTCAAATGAATGTCCGAACTGCTCTTAATTCACCGGGTGATATTTCTTTTCAGATAATTTTAGATGGACTAAATACACTTAAAGATTATGTTATTCCAATTGTTACTACTTATGTAATTTTATTTGGTGGTTCCTTAAAAATCAAAAACTGTGAGATAAAAACAATTGGAGTAATAAATTTTATCAAAAAAGTAGTGGACAGAACACAAAATCGCAAAACATATAAATTGAAACGCAAAAACGAAAAGAAAAAAGAGAAACTCAAAGGGATACAGATAAAAAACCAGACAATTGAAGAAAAAATTAAAAACAAGAAATTAAATGCTGATTTACGCAAGCTAGAAATGGCAGAAGAAAACGAGCAAAAAATCCTGGAAGCTATCCATGAACTTGGTGCTCGTTCTAATAATAATATAGTAGACTTAAACAATCTTATACAAGACAATCAGGATATATTGGACGATAATGCCTGATTGCAAAAATTATAATGACTGGGAGAAAAGCAACTTCCCACAAAGCAACTGTAAAGTCTTTAATAAAGAAGTTCGCCACAAGGGATACAGCATTGAGAAACAGAGAAAAAACAGCTAAAACAAAGAAAACATAAGAAAGCATACCATAAATTTTTCTTGTTAGTTTTTTCATAAAACTCACCCCCTATTCTTATTATAATGATTTTCAGCAGTTTGTATATACAATTCAAACAAAAAGCACGAAAAAGGAGTGTAAACAATGGCTTTTGGTGATAATTTAAAAAGGCTCAGAACCAATAAAAAATTCACTCAAGAATATTTGGGCAAGGTATTATGCCTTAGCCGCACAACGATTTCTAATTATGAAAAAGGTAAAATGCAACCGTCAATTGAAACTTTGATTAAATTATCAGAAATATTCAATGTCACAGTTGATGAGTTGATAAAGCAATAAAAAAATCCGCCCTGCTCGACTGGTACTCGAACAGAGCGGAATCACCTACACAGGGTGCAGATGATACGATTAAAACGCAAAATAATTGTATCACAATCCCTTGTGTTTTTCAAGTAATTTTAAGCACAAGGGATTTTTGCACCCTTTTTTAAGCAAAAGGAGTGTATAAAATGAAACTGCCTAACGGCTACGGCTCTGTTTATAAGCTGAGCGGAAACAGGCGCAATCCGTGGGTTGCCTGCGTGACAATAGGCTACAACAAAGAAACACGCAATCAGGAACGCAGAGTTATAGGCTACTTTCCCAACAAGCCGAAAGCTCTGAACGCTCTTGCTGATTACAATCAAAACCCGTTTGATGTTGATTCGGCAAGACGCACTTTTTCAGAAATTCATGAACTTTGGTACAAGGAGTTCATCACTGAAGACACAAATCCGAACACCAAAAGACAGTATAATGCGGCATACAAACAATGCTCAATGTTATACAATCGCAAGATGTCCGATATAAAAATCATTGATATGCAACGAGTTCTCGACAACTGCAACAACGGTTATCAATCGGTTAGGCGAATTAAAATTCTGTTGAACAAAATCTACGAATACTGCATATTTCACGATATGCTCCATAACAATCTTGCAGAAAAATTGAAAATCAATGCCAAGTCAGATGAAACAAAACGAGCACGCAGGGAGTTTTCGGAAAGCGAAATAAATCTTTTGTGGGAATATTCAAATCTTGATTCGGTAAAAATAGTGCTTATGCTGATTTATTCGGGAGTGCGTGTATCTGAACTTCTCAATCTGAAAATTTCAAATGTAAACCTTGACGAACAGACTTTCTTTGTTGAAAGTTCAAAGACCGATTCAGGTGTACGAACCGTGCCTATAGCAGACAAAGTATTGCCGTTTTGGCAGAAATTCATCAGCGATTCTCAATGTGGATATGTTCTGAATAACACCAATGGCAAGCCGCTGAAATACGATAACTTTAAACGCAACTACTGGACACCTCTGCAAAATGATTTAGGATTTGACCACACCATACACGAAACAAGACACACCTGCATTTCAATGCTTGTATCGGCAAATGTGAACCACACAATCATCAAAAAAATAGTCGGTCACAAGTCGAAAATGGACTTGACCGAAAAGGTTTACACCCACATAAACCCAAAAGAATTAGTGAATGCAATCAACAAAATATAGTCTTATATTATCCTGAATTGTTCATAATTATGTTCCGTAGCTTACATATAGCTAACAAAATCCCCCATTTTCACCATTCCAATGCCCCTTGCAAGTTACCTGCACCAACAGCCGTTTCTTATGCAGGGACGGCTGTTTTGTACCACATTTTCGGTCTGTTTTATGGTGACTTTCAAAATATTTGAATTAATTTTGAATAAAAAACGAAAATTATGTTGACAAATCCGAAAATATGGTATATAATAATCAAGCTGTTGTTATTAAGCAACATTTCGAGGTGTAGCTCAGTTTGGTAGAGTGCTTGGTTTGGGACCAAGATGCCGCAGGTTCAAGTCCTGTCACCTCGACCAAAAAAGGTGGTTTTTTAACCGCCTTTTATTTTTTGCCAAAATTACTTAAAATGCCTTAAAAGTGGCTTAAACACTGGGTTTTTGAGATTTCAAAAATTCAGTTGAGTAATTTTGAATTAAGTTAAAACAAGATAAAATGCAGTCAAACTTACTGTCAAACTTACTGTCATTTTAGTTTGCCTGCCGATTTTCAAGGAAACAAGATAATATATTTTTAAAATTTATT